TTATCCCCTCCCTACGTTCTTAATGTAGCGTTTATAGAAGTGGTTTCCTGAATAGCGCAGCTCGTCCATACTGTGGTTGTATTCGTCTTCAGGTTTGCCGTTATCATTACGCACGTATAAACCTATTTCACGTAGGAAATGATAATGATCATACTCATCTGCTTCAACAATAGCAAACTGGCCGTCTGTCATCATGGACTGCATACGCTCAATACCTACTTCTATACCTTTCGCGCTTCCCACTTTATCATGTGCGTTGTTATCTGCTCCTCTTGTCATGATACCTAGTAGGTGCAGCTCCTCACGTAATGACTTACATGCAGGATCGACGAAAAAGTTTGTATGTCGTAGTTCAAATTTATTATAACACCACTCTACAAACTCTTTAATCTTTTTCGCATAAACAGACATTGCATATACTTGACCTGTATCAGCTCCACTGTGGTAATAGTTCGCCACCCGTAACAGCTTATACTTGCCATCGTGCAGTACTACGATATTGCAGGAGCAGGAGGTTGCGTCACTCTGTCCGCCATCCGCAGTGAAGAACATTTCAATGATTTTCCCCTGGATAGAAGGCCACTGATTAGCCTCCATATCGAATACAGAATAGATAAGGCCCTGCGGCATAACGCGTTGTCCTAGCCAGTCACGTTTATATAGATATGGATTCTTCTCTAATGTGGTCCTGATCTCCTCTTTACGCTTATCATCCAATATCGGGTTATCGTTTGGTGTCCAGTGCGTCCATAGTGTATTTTGCACATCGAATACCTCTTTGATAACTGGATGACTTGGTGCAGGAGGGTTGAGATCGGCCATATGAAATCTATTACGTGCTGCAAAAGTACGACGGAAACACTCTTGAATCATACCCATGTTTAATAGATTGATCTCGCAGAATACGACACTGCCAAGTGACATACCTGTGATAGCTCCAGCACTATTACTCTTTGCGCCGCCTTTGTAGAATACCCGTCTAATGCCTTTAGGTGTATGTATCTCCAGGTGTGAGCCGTGCTCATTATGCTTGATCTCACATAGGTCACCGAATATATTCTGTAGCCCTGTTCCATCACCTTCAATGATAAGCCTATACGCCTGCTCCTGGTTGAATGCCGTAATCAAGTGGTTTTCGTCTTCAGTCTCAACTAAATACCTTGCATAACGGAAATGGACACCTGTAGTCTTCCCTGACCTCGGTGTCCCTTCTTCAACTTCTAATGTATGTGTGAATGGGCGCTGAATCATAGCTAACTGTTTAGCGCCTAACTGTATTTGTTTAGCCATAGTTGATAACAACTCCTAGCACAAAGCCACTAATCCATACAATCATGAATAATATAAACATTAGATTTCTTGTACTATTATCCATCACTTCTGCACCCCTTCCATCGCTCCAATAAGTACCTCAAGCATTGTAGTATCTTTAGTATTACCTTTAAGCGCCTTAATACGCTGTTCAGTAAGTTCTGTAGTTGCTTCAATAGCTTTAATCCTTGCTCTGCGTTCGTCCTCTACTGGGGCAATATCCATGAATTGCTGAATCAGGAAACGCAGTTCCTTTTGTGCAGTGGACATAGCTGACATGAACTTACCGTATTTATCCCATGATGTATGAATCTCCCATGAGTCACTCTCCATGCTCATTGAAGTTTTAAACTTGTCTATGTCCTCTTGACTTGATACGTACATAATCTCTTGTCCACGTACAATCATTGACCATTGCAGTCTGATCTGATCGTATAAGATGTCCAGTGGATCAGCTTGCTCCATTTTACGCATAAGCTCTACTACATCGTCAGGCATGTAAGCGAGCCACGGTGAGTTGACAGCAGTCCTAGCATAATTACGTTTGTTGGCAGGCGTCTGCCGAGGTGTGACTACTATTTCAGGTTTAACAATGACCTGTTCGCCACCGCCTGCCACTTGCTCGATAGTAGTCGTCATCTTAGAACTGTTAGGATTACTAGACGAGCCTTCTAACTTCTTCCAACCCTCTCTATTTTTCCGACTCCTAAGCGTATTCAATTTTACTGTATATTTATGCGCTATCTCTGCCATTGACGCATCAGTTGATTCCCAGTCATTTCTTATGATTGACCAGTTTGTCATTGTATCACCCTCTTTCGTTTAGCATTGTAAGACGGTCAAAAGAGTTGAACTTTTGCAGGAAGGGGATGTAAACCTGTCTACACGCACCGTCATGGAGGTGTTACCTACTGCGGTAGGGCAATAGGTAACAAGGGATGTCCCGTTACACACATTATATCCAAGGCTGTCTCACCTTGCAACACTTTTATCAACTCAATAGTATCAAGGCTTCTCGGCTATCAACGCATCAAAACGTTGCAAAAGTGATGCAGCGATGCAACGCAATGCAACGTTATTGCAACACTTTTTCAATTCTAGCCTTAACAGCATCCATCAATTCATCTTGCGTACAGGCTTTCTTGTCAATTGCAGAGACCACATCTTCGTCAATCGTTCCTTCTGCCACAATCTTGTGAATGACAACCGTGTTCTTCTGTCCTTGTCTATGTACACGAGCATTCGCCTGCTGATCCTCTTCTAAGCTCCATGTTACGTCGTACCACACAACATCCGTACAAGAGGACTCCTGAAGGTTCAAGCCGTGTCCTGCGCTCTTAGGATGCAATAAGAACATGTCTATTTTGTCATCGTTCCACTCAGCGATATCAATATCCCCAGCAACGCCTTTTCGCAGCACACGAGCTTTAGGGAATCGCTTTTGTATACGTTCCAGTGAGTGCTTATAATTATAAAACACCATGATCGGCTTACCGTTTGCAGCCTCGTAAATGTCCTCAAGTGCATCCAGTTTCGCATCATGTATGTATTGTGTCCCTCTATCCTCATCGTATACAGCACCTGAAGCCATTTGCAGCAGCTTCATGGATAATACCGCAGCAGTTGAGGCCACAATGTCGGTACCGGCTAAAGGTAAGAGTAAATCACGTTCCAATTGCTCATACTTCACTCTTGAATCATCATCAAGTGACACAATGTAATTTCGATCAATACGAGGAGGCATGTCTAGCCAGTCCTCTGCTTTCATGGAAATGACAATATCATCTATCGCCTCGTAAATTCTTTCCTCTGCTGAAGGTTTCTTTTTCCACTCATACACAACATGTCCATTTCGTTTGCCAGCATTGAAATACTTATCTCGGTATCCACCTATCGTTTTGCCCAGTCTCTCGCCCTCGTCAAGCAGCCAAATTTGTGACCATAGGTCTAACAGTCCATTTGGTGCAGGAGTCCCTGTGAGGCCGATTAGACGGCTTATATGAGGTCTTACTCGTTTCAATGCTTTAAAACGTTTTGAGTTTGGATTCTTGAACGATGAAAACTCATCAATAACTACCGTATCAAACGGCCAGTCCTTACCTGTCTGTTGAACTAACCACGGTACATTCTCACGATTGATTACGTAAATATCTGCCTCTGCGTTTAAGGCCTCTAGGCGCTTCTTAGCGCTGCCTAAAATCTTACTAATGGTTAGGTGGTTAATATGTTCCCACTTGTCAACCTCGCGTGCCCAGGTGTCCGAGGCGACGCGTAAAGGTGCTATCACTAAAGTCTTATCAATATCAAACATTTCATTCTTCAAGTAATCCAGTGCGGTAAGTGTAGATATCGTTTTCCCAAGTCCCATATCGAGGAAAAGCCCTACATTTGGTGTATCTATGATTCTTTCAATTGCGTGCTGTTGGTATTGGTGAGGTTTAAATTGCATATCCGTGGGCCTCCAATATTCTATCGACATCCTCATAACTCCATACTACCCATGCATACGCACCTTGCTTGTGTAGTTTACGTATCCAGTGTTGCTGAAGAGGTGCAAGCCGGCCTGTCTTACATTTCACTTCTACGAAAATAGTTAAGCCATCTGGAAGAATGATAATTCGATCTGGTACGCCTGCCTGTCCTGGTGATGTGAATTTTAAAACGATCGCTCCAATTGATTCAAATTTACGTTTTAAATAATTCTCAATTTGTTTTTCAGTATGCATTATATAATAATCCCCTTTCAAATTAGGATGTAGTGCTGTAGGTAGTGTAGTGCACGTTTTCCCTATAGGCTATAAATACTAACATTTTGTATAAACCTATTTATATTTTATTAATTACTTTATACACTTTTATTACTTTTTTACTCTCTATTATAAATAGCACTACAACACTACAATAGATAAAGAACACTTGGTATGTCTGGGCTGATCCATGTAGTGCAGTCTGTAGTGCATCGTTTTTTAGCACTACAATGCACTACATTTTAGCACTACGAAAATCACGGAATGTAGTGCTAAAATCCATACACTACAGACTTTTGTCTATGCACTACACTACAAATTTATTATTCTAATATAACCTGCTCCTACTTTTTCCTTACCATTTTCATCTATATATCGGATAGATTTCTTGTGTTCCCATCCATCTAAGTTGTTCATAATTAGTTTAATTTGATTACTTATTTGACGTGGAATGACGGGATCGCTACCATTTAGAACTTGTTTATAGATATCACGGGAAGTAACCTTTGTACGTAACATAGGCTCTCCAATTTCAAACTCATCTGCTTCTTCAGGCTCATCTAACCACTCTAATAAACGCTCCTCAAAGTCATCTACCATCGTGTGATCCTTCTGAATCTTAGTAGCTATATCAATGATCTCGTTGTCCAGGAAGACCGTTTCCCCCGCCTTATACCACTGATATACTTCAGCCCATAATTGCGCAATATACTCATATCCTGCATCACCTGGTTTATTCATAGGTATTGTGTTCCAGTGTTCTTTACCTTCAGGCATACGTTTGACAGTAATCGGCATAAAGCGTCTGTTACCTGTCTTATCTACCAGGAAGTCCATTTTATTTGTAGTACCGAAAAATACAGCCTTACGTGGGTATTCTTCAGCCATTGCACCATAAGCAGGTCTAAACTTGTCCGTCGTAAGAGTAAGGAAGTTTTTCACTTCTTCTATTCCACTTTTGTTCATTGCAGCTAACTCGCCGATCTCGAATATCCACCCTGCCTGCAATTGTTCTCCTGCTTCTTTACCTTTGAAGTCTGTCAGGCTACCATTATACCAAGCCTGTTTAACTGCCAGTCTTTCAAGTAATGAGGACTTACCTACTCCCTGCCCACCAACTAATACAGGCATGTAATCGAATTTACTACCTGGACGGTACAGGCGAGTAACCGCACCTAGCAAGGTCTTACGTGTTACCTGTCTTACATAGGCATTGTCTTCAGCTCCTACCATGTCAATGAAGATGCTTTCTGCTCTTTCGATACCATCCCACTCTTGTGCTTCTATATAGCGCTTAATTGGATTGTAGGAGCGCTCAAGGCATACAGTAATGAAAGCATCAATCAGCGCGTCTTTACTTCTGAAATCATACATATCGAATAGCCAGTGCCTCATACGGTGCATGTCATTGTTCGTCCACGGTACCTCATCCTTACCTTCAAATCTGTCCTCGTCGTTTTTACCCATCCACGGTGCAGGTTTTAACATAACAGGTCTATTCGTGATCTCATTATACGCGAGTACACCCTCCATAGGGCCTTTAGTTAGGATGAGCATAAGGTTTTTAGCTGTAAGGAGGTAATCCTCTCCTTCCATATCTAGCTCTGTTTCCCAGTCCTCTACTTCTACAGGTTCTGCTGCTGTTACATCATCAAAGTCTTCGTCCGAGAAGTCTGACATAATACCTTGTCGCTTTTCTTCTATTCTCGTTTTCTTACATAACTTGTCCTTATCCATTAAAACGGCCATACGTTTATCTGAAGGCATTTTACCAATCTTACCTGCATCACCCATGCCGTAATCACTATCACCGTACAAGTGGATACGTACTAGGTCATAGGCGTTCACCATTTGGCCACTGATTGGATCAGTAGAGTGGTGTGAGTGACAGAACGTGTCATCATCATATATTACGAGCCCAGCAGCAGTTGATCCGCCTACATATGTGTAACGGCCCGATCCATCGTCACATAGTTCGTATTTATCGGATAAGAACGTGTCTATTGCATCTGTTATGCTGTACGTACGGTTGAACACGCCAATATTACCAGGCTTATTAAGTGGATCGTCTTTCTTCATGTGCAGGTGGTTGCGTTCTTCTTCACCCTCATGTCGATCCCATTCTCCCATGTTCGTCCAGTCAAAGTATTCGTCTAGTACCTTGTCCACATCTAAAGGCTCAAACCCTGTCACGTTGTCATACATGATCGTTTCAGCGTCCATTAATTTAGACGGTAAGTACACCAGCCTGTTTACATCGAATGTAGTACGGTCAAAGTTCCCCATGCCGATATTACCAGCTATTTTACGTGCAATGGCCTCATGCTTGTCCGCGTCTACTTCTTCACTTAATGGAACGAGTAAACGTAAGCGTGGCTCCTCTGGTGTATGAGATAATGTGGAATGCACGAGGTACTGCACACCATCTAGTACCATTTCTACATCAAATAGGAATCCTTCCAGGTCTTCTATGCTGTCCGCATCCAGTGTTAACATGGAGCGCGTTTCAACTGTTTCCTTCGTTCTGCGATCTCCTTTTATTGCACCCCCTACAAACGCCTTGCCGTCTTTCAGATCAGCAATTTTAGAAGCATATTTCTTTTTATTTGCTTTTAACTTTTTATACTCTGCTACAGTGACGCGCTTCTCTTCCCATTTAGAAAGACGTTTAACAAAGTCATTCCAGGTAAGATATTCTTGTTTCCATGTCTTACTTCTACGGCCACTACCAAAACTTATAACTAATTCATCCATTCCCGTTACCTCCTGTATGTTTGTCCTATATTTAACAATAAGACATATACACTTAACTTGTAAACTTTGACTTCTGTAAAAAGTTTTAGATTACATAAACTAATATACTACAAAATATAACACCTGTCTACAGGAAAAATAAAAGAGAGCTGTTAAGCTCTCTCCAGGATATAAGTTATAAAGTCGTCCCCCTCTGCCATACTGTAAGAGTAGTTATGTTTTTGTAGGTAATTTTCGATTGCATCACCCCAGTAATTAATAGACTGCCTTTTAAGAGTCAGAGTGCCATTGCACAACAAGTCATGTATTACATCCTTGAAAGGGCGTTTAGCGTGCTCATCTTCTACAGGCTCATTAGGACGCTTCTGCTCGCCGTAATTATCAATAAGCAGGTTCAGATAATCCTGGGCCTTCTGCAAGTCCTCTAAACCGTTTTTACGATCACAACGAGACACGTATTTCACGACATTCATTTTGTAGAATCCATTCATTTCTTCAGGTGTAAAGTTATCCTTACCATACGTAATCGGATCAATCCCGCCCTCGTAATGGGGTTGACGGTTGTATAACGGCGCATCTATTTCCTTTTTAAGTTCAGCATGTTTAGCCGCTTCATGCTCAAGCTGCTCTTTTGTAGGCGGACGGTTGTATAGTTCTGCCCTTGCTTCCAATTCCTCTGATACGGTCTTATTAAAGTCTTCTTTAAGCGCTGCGAGTTTAGCTGCTTCACATTCTAACTGTTCTTTTGTAGGTGAGTCATAGCTCTTACTTTCAAACTTCGGTACTAGGTGTTCTGTTCCTAGCGTACCTGCTGAACTTGGCAATTTAAGGGTAAAGACTTCGCGTATCTCTTCAGCTATGTTACTTATTATCTTTTGAGTTTCTTCAAGGATTACGCCTAAAGTATCAACTTTGTCTTCCTTCTTCAGCGAAGCATTGTAGCAAGGTGTGCAATACATATCCCCTAAAGCTGCGACATTTGCAGGCTCTCCGCATTTCGTGCATTGTGGTTCTTTCTCAATCGGTTCAGCTTTTATAAAATGCATTTGAGAGTTTGGCACGTATGCAGTATGTGGGTGATCGCCCTTGAAATGTTTTGCACAAAACGGACGGGCATCCTTCCATTTACCGCCTTTACTTTCATAGTGACTGATAACTATAGGCGTATCCGTGCACCCTGTAATGAAACATTCTTTTTTAACCATTATTAGTACATCCCCTTATAATTTAGTAATTGTTTTACTTGATACCTTGCCATTCATGAAAGTAATCATGATCATTACTTTGTAATCTTTTGTATTCCATGATGCTGATTCGATTGTATCATTATTCACCTTTGATGTAGTGAACGTATCAGCATTACCTAGCATATCGAATACTTCAGTCTTACCCATGCCACCTGCACCGGTATAGTCACCCTGCACAATCTTATTATAATTCTCCTCTGTTACACCTTTATCCCCAGTTGGACGGTCAGGTGACGGCTGTGCAGGTTTTGGTTCCTCTTTAGGAGCAGGAGTGCTTGCAGGCACTTCAGCAACCTTTTGTACTGGCTTTTCCTCTGTATTCGTACATGCGCCAATAACACCAGCTAAACCTAAAGTTACTGCACCAACAATAATAAACTTTTTCATTTAAAAACATCCCCTTTTATTTAAGTTTATATTCTCTAAAGCATACGCATATTAATTCGTTTCTATTACAACCAATATAGTTAGAATCAGTAACCCTACGACTACAATCATAGGTCATACCCCATTAAACGTAATTCATCTACAAACTTACCATGGTGAAACCCGTCCATCACGTTACCATTTGGAAAGACTGTTACAGGTGCGGACATGTATCCGTACTGCTTGAAATGGTACATATTTTCGTTTGCTTGCGCCGCTTCCGATGCAGTAGCATCTGGTGCAACTTCAATCATTCGCACTTCAAACGGTACGTTCGCAGCACCTAAACCAAACTTAACATGCTCACAATTCGGACAATTTAATTTACTATAAACGATTACTGGCTTTGACATTTGAAAAACTCCTCTACTGTTTTATTTACGGCCTTGTTTTCACTAAAGCTGTAGGTACATATTTCATAATCTTCAGTTATTGGACGGTCAAGACTTACAATCCTTTTCCCGTGCCATAGTTTACCATGACTTCTATAGAGTAACACGTTCTGCGTTGAAATAGTAGCAGGATTTAGCACATCCATCCAGGCCAGTTTTGCAGTAATGTACCTCATACCTTTACCCTGCGCGCATACTCGTTAATTGGAGCAGTAGCAGCATCTAAAGGTGTCATTCTCGGTTTTCTTGTGACTGTTCTATAGATGTATGTATTATAGTTGATCCCGTTTGCTTTCGCTATGGCCAGAATGACAGGATCGTGTTTATAATGACCTGTTAACTCTTTAGCCCTGATAGCTTTCCAGTCAATGCCCAGTTCTTCAGCAGTAGCGTTAATAAGTCCTCTGACTGGTAATCTATCAATAAGAGGCGGTTCAGTTATAGCGCGTTCTACTTCCCATGCAGGTTCGTACACTCGTAATCTACGATACAAGGTAATATACGATATCCCATTTGATGCTGCGATATCTACCAGGTGCCGAGGTAGTCCGCCGCGTGCCTCTGAAGACATTGCGGCTTTTTCCTCTGCTGTAGTGAGTGGACGGGTTGCTGCGTCGAACTCATCCCACTTTAATTCACGTACGCGGTATTTATAGTTGTTAGCCGAAATACCGTTTTCCTTTGCAAGTGCTAACATATCAGGGTTACTACGTGTAGTAGGTGCCTGCTTACGTGGCGGCTCTGTAATTGCCTTGAGCTCGTCCCACCCTTTTGCAATACGATAGCGTAATAGATTAATACCGATCCCGTTTGCTGCCGCTTTCTCCTTCATATCTTTTGTAATTTTCCCCTTTAGCTTTGCCATTCTTATTGCCCTTCCTTTCTCCATACATAACATATAATGTGGTCAAGCGGTACAAACATTGCATGATTCATTTCTGTTTCTTCCAGCATCAACAGTGTTGACGATACATCTATATTAGACTCTATAAATAAGTGTTTAGCTATCATAGTGTCCTCTGTTAGTGCTACAGGCACGCCTATGATCTCGTTATTTATTAAAGTAATCTCTAGAATGTAGTTCATCTTTTCACCCCCATATCAAGCGTTATCGGCTGCGTAAGGCGTTGCGGAAATACTTGTCTATCATCAATCCAAACGTTCTCCATTTCATCCCATCTGTAACATTTACGGCCAATATGGATTACCGCTCCATTTACACGCATGTCATCTATAATACGCCAACACGCTTGCTCACTTGGAATTGCTAGTACTCTATTTAAACCAGACTTCGTGAAGAATTTTAAAGCGTATACAGGTTTCATGATTAAGACCTCCCTGGGTGCCATTGTTCGCGTTCTCTATGGTATAACGGCTCATTGTCCTGCGGTTCAAAATGACTAGTATGAATGCTTTCATACGGATAGTGTTCACCTATGATACCGCCTGGCTTGTGAGGAGAATCTAAATACTTGGCCCTTCTCTCTATCTTTTCTGCTAACTCTTCAGCAGGTATCAACTCTAACTTTTCCAGTGGTAACGGGCCTAGTTGCTCATCAAACGCCTGCGGAGCTTCTTCCATGTAGACAACATGCTCTTTAAGAACAGCGCCTTTGAAATCATCAATGTAAACCCGGCCATACTTTGCAAGTGTATTCGCTACATGGCCGATATCGTTCATATTCGGTACATCTTTATCTAATATTGCTCCAGTTGATAAATGGAATCGTACTAACATTATATATTCACCTTCTCTCCGTTAAGGCTACTGTATTGCTTGGCGTCCCGTTTTATATAATGATCTGGTGTGATCCGGTCCAGGTTTGAAAACCCGCCTTTCTGACGTTGCTTGAAAGCATATGGACGCTTTTCCATTTCCTTTTTAATTGATCCTTTATGATTATAGATAGCTGGGTAGTCCATAACCTGCGTACACGTCCAAACATATCCGCTTGCTGGGATCATTTCGTGAATATACTTTACTGAAATCAAGATCCCGTCCTCATCCCTAACTTGTTCAGCTTTCATTGCAACTTTACCACACTTAGAACAAAATACAGGTGGGGCAGTTGCTTCCGTTAATTCCTTTTGGCGTCTTGCTAGTTTTTCCTTATACATTTCAATTGTTTCCTGCGAATGTTTGATACGAGCGTTAAATTCTGGTTTTTTCATAGAGCCACTTTCAAGATATACATGCAAGTTAGCTTGCGTTTTTTCAGCACGAGCGATGCAATCTGTATATGTTGCAATTCTTTCTTTTAGAAATTCGATTTTATTTGACATTTTAATTATCCCCTTTTTATTTAGATTAGCCTACTACTAAAGCCATACCGTAAACTACTAACCAACTAAAACCGACTAAACCTGCACCCATCAAAGTATTAACTACCCAACTTTTAAGTTTCATAGGCTTGTCCCTCCTGTTTCCTTTTGGTACTTCCTATATTAACCTATACTTTATGATATGTAAAGTACTTTATTCATGAAATTTTAATTTTATTTTTAGCTTCAAAACGTTCTACATACAGCTTGGCCACCATACTATTATAACCATAGGATAGCAGGGCGTTTAGAATTGCTACCCTGCTAAACCCATGTGTTAACATCCAGGCAATGGATCGCTCTTGGCATCTGTTCAAGGTGTCACCTCCAATATTTCAGTATTAGAAGCTTTTGCGTACCCACCTTCTTCAAAGTAGATGCGAGTGCCACCTTTACCTTTAGAAATGATATGATTCACCTTTTTATATTCAATAGTGTAAAGCCCTGCATTAACAGTAGTTCCAATAGTGCCGACTTTACCGTTTTTATCTTTGAAAGTTTTTCTTATCAACTTAATCGCCTCCTTATCCTTACCGAAAATCCTTTCATAACATTTGTCACAGCAGCCGTTCTGTGTTCGGTATACTGCTGAATACATATCAACGCCGCACCCATCACATTGTGGAGTATATCCGCTTGTAGTCTGTGCAACTACTTCGTCAACTGCAACTTCTTCAGTTGTTTCTACTTCTTCAGTTGTTTCTACTTCTTCAGTTGTTTCAAAAACAGCAAGGATTGCCTCCAGTTCAGCTACCTTTAATCTTTTTGCGATACGCTCGAAATCCTCATTTAAGTATGAATCAACCAGGTTTCTTGCTTTATCAAGGCCGCAATCTAATGTTCTCCAGAATAAATCCCAAGTGCCGCGCCAATTAGTTTCTGTAAGTTCACCCTTGATATGTTCGTGGATCGCTTTAGCCATTTCTAATTTTGTTTGTTTCATGTCTAGCACCTGCTTTCGTTTGATTTGTTACTCTTATATTACCCCATACTTTAGAAAATGTAAAGTACTTTATGTAAAATAATAAAAAAAAATAGTCCCTTGAGGGACTGGAAGGAGAAATCAAGAACATAATCATAATAACATACCTTGCAATTCTTTCCAAGCCCTCCCATATTTTTTAGCGTGCTGTACTGTAAGAGCTGAATTGTCCAGCCGATCCTTATCCGGTATAGGTGGTAACATATGCACCAGGAAAGCAGGCAGAGGCTCCTTAGTATTGAGAATAGCAATAGCATAGTGTTTAGGTGTCTGAAGTGCCTGCTCAATCGTGAACGTGGGCTGAAGCCGTTCTGAAGCTCTTTTAAACGTGTCTTTATGATCGTTTGCAAATAAGAACTGGTTCACTCCTCCAGCGATCAAGTTATCTTGCAAGTGATCGGGTAACTTGTTCCAGTGGTGGAAAGCGAATATGGAGCCGAGTCTTTCCTTTCTGCCCTCTGTAGCGATCCTGCCCATTAACTCACTCATGCCCTTCGATTCCACTTGTTCAGGCTCATTGAATACCACGAAGCACCCTGACTTCTCTTTCTCCTCATCCGTCATAAGCATACGAGTCATAAGAACTTTTAATGTAACCCAGTGCGCAAGCACTTTAGCGGATGAGCCGAGTTTACGTTTTGGCATACGAATGATAATAACTTTACCTTCAGCCATCCATTTCGAAAAATCTACTTCCTTTTTCGGCTGCTGTGCGAATATATCATGTAACGTGTCATTACCGAAAAACATAGACAGTCTATTCATAATAGCGTCGATCTTACTATCTATGTCGTCGCCCCAGTTTTCAATCTCCTGCGCGAGTCTAATATTGCCCTGGTCAATCAATTTATGCTGCACCTGCACGCGATACTCCTTATCCTCAAATATACGCTTCAAGTTGTAGAGTGATCCGCCTGAAGCTTTTGCAGCTTCCCGTAAATAACGGCTAGAACGGGCCAAGCCCTCCACATTCATAAAGTCGATCATTTCATCACCAAAACGGGAAGCCCCTTTTCTGCCTAGCTTAGTAATAACTTCAGTCAAGTCCATAGGGATAATATAGTCTTCGTTTGATAAGTCCAGGTCTATGATCTTGTCAGGTGGCAGCAGATCGCGTATACCATCTGCCATTCCCTTGTGCCCAGGTTGACATATCCAGTCAGGAATAACAAACGAGATATTTTGATGCATGGCCCCGTGGTAAACGAAATTCTGTATTGCGTTATCCTTACCACTGCCCTGCTTACCGATAAAAGTATATCCACTGTAGAACTCTTCTTTTTGATCGCACGGCAGATAAATAGGGATCGACTGATCTTTGTACTCTGCGTGACCGATTAATAAGTTTTTCTCGTTCCGTACTTCTGCTGGTATATCGGTTTCTACTCTGCGTTTTACACTTAGCTCCTCTGCATATTTGCGCTGTAAATCGTGGCCAGGTAGTTGCAAGCATAGTTTACTTAGTTCGTCTGTGCTCATCAAGTTTATATCTGGATCAATTTTTGGGATTTTATACGCCTTCACTTTCTTAGCGTACAGTTCGTTGTCTCCAGCCGTTTCAGCCATAGCGAGGGTTAATGTTTCCATTGCGTCATCATTCGTCGCCATGACGTGTATATGCGTTCTGAAGACGGGCAGTGAGGCTTTCTCCAGACTAGCACCTGATAACCGTCGTGCGTTTATTTCGTCCTCCAGCCCATAGGCTTGCTGTATCACCTTGTCTTTACTGAACTTTTTACTACTGCTGAAGAACATGTTATCAATAGCTTGGAAAGTATCAACAACAAAGGCGTTTACCTCGTTGCTAATAGCGGCAAACCCTGTCTGTATTAGCGGTAATACTTTTTGCACGGAAAGATTGGCGCGCTGCGGTATTTTGCCCTTTTGTAGCTTCTCCATTGTCCACTGTGCATTCTTCGCCCATTTCTTACGTGGTTCAGGCTCCAGTAGAAATGAGATACGGGCCGTGTCACCTTCCTGGAGATCGTCGATTACATTCAATATAGAAGAAAGTGGCGTCTGTGATTCTGAAGCATTCGTATTCAGGGAAAAGATATCATGCTTCATATATCGTAGTTCCTGGATATACCCTGCTGCAGGAATGTCAGGTGCAGCATTTTCTGTAAGAGTGACGGCGAGTTTGTTTTCAAGTTTACGCTTTAGACGTTCCGATCCAGTGATATAAAATTCGATCTTTTTATGGCTGAACACAATATCATACTGCACCTTTTCACCCATGTTATGGATAGACCTCCATAGGCGCCTGTTGTGATTCGTTATTCCGCTATGAGGTATTAAACGATAAGTATTCATTTTGCACCTCCTAGCACGCATATAGCCACGATAAACAGCCCTGCATACCAGCTCATAGTTTTAGTCACGTTCGCCTTGCCAAGCATCCCTGTAAGGATGATAAGCACGCCTGCTGCCATTGTCGTATAACCCATGATATCAGGCAAGTTGACTAGGAGCCAGTGCCCCAGGCTAGACAGACACTCGGTTAAAAACATCCCAATCGGTTTAAAGATCACTTCCATTTCTTTGCTTACGATTGAATCACTGAAGTTGTTCAAGTGATCCATGAACGATCCTTCTTTCGCTTTTTCGCCGATATATCCCGTAGCTGCTGCAACCATACCCTTACCATTGAATATAAATTTCATGCTGATCCCTCCTATATAGTCTGTAAGAAATCACGAATATCTATAGCATGACGGCACAATATATAGCCGCAGCTAAGGCTTAAAAGGCTCTCTATCGCTTTACCTCGATGTCCTAATATCCAACTGCATCCACTAAATAAAATCACGAGGACGACTCCTGCATCTATGCCGTTCATGAGTACGCCGTGGATATTACCAAACGAACTATTCACACCTGCTGCAAATGATATTTTAGGTATAAGAAGTAATACGGGTGGTACGGATGCTGTCAGACACTTGACGGCCTGCACAACGCTATGATCCTTCTTATTTTTGTAACTCCCATCCATGAACTCACTGAACTTGATATACTCACGTTTAACCATTATTAACCCCTCCTGGTCTAAATACTTTAGGTTGCGCCTGCTTCAGACGATCTGCAACGGACAGTTTAACAGGTTCTTTCTTAACTGGACGGCTAGGCTCTTTGTGAACTTTACCTTTCTGCTTTTCTAAATGCTCCATGTAAAAGAGCATTGCCTTTTTAGCAAACCCGCTAAAGTTCTTTTTACTCGTAAACTTTAAAATCTTAGCGTCATCCTCTTTTGTTTTATTGAAAGCTACAGGTTTAGAAAATCGGTTTGACATTTGAATCACTCTCCTTACTTAAATGATAGTAGCGATATGATTGTTCGTATTCCAATAAAAATAAAAAAGTCCGAGCAGGTTTCCCCGTCGGACTAGTGTTATGCTAATAGCTATGCTTTGCTATCTAGCATATGCGCTACATATTAAATTGATGCATGGCATCCATGATACTTTTTTCGATACGCTCCATGTCAGCAATTAAATCATCGAATGACGTTGCATCACTGTTATTTAGTTCACGCTTGATGAGCCCTCTTACTGCTGCTGGGACGTTGCTGAAATACCCGTCTACTTTATAGCGTCCAGTTGGTTCAACTATTCCAATATCATCCTCTTTATAAATCTGTTTTTCAATCATGACATTCTTTCCGTCTTCAGTTGAAGTCAATTTGTAATCCTCATTAATTTGAATATTTAACATTTTAATTATCCCCTTTTTAATTAAAATTTATTTTGAATCACTTACGTGTACATCTTCTAACCCGCATTTATTACAAGCCATTACAATAATTCTTTTACCGTCTTCCGTTTTAAAGTCCTGCTTTTTATCACAAAAACAGTGTACGTGTGAAAATAATCCATTTAAAAACTTGAACATATAATCAGTCCTTTTGATAATACTCGCACTCGAAACCATCAGCTTTTAACTTTAAACCTGGTGCCCACGGTATCGGACGGCTCATTATTTCGTATACCTCTTCTAGGCTTCCCTCGCCCTTTTCCTTCTCAATGATTACCTCATCATGCACATGCATAACAACTGGGTAGCTTGCTTCTTCTAAGTTCTCTAAACAGAATGCCAGGCAATCCCTTGCAATAGCTTGGATCAGGTTCTCGACTAGGATTCCGCCGTATAGTCTACGTGGGCCCCACTTTTTAGTCATCTGATCCAGACCCATATACTCAACCTGATCCCCGTAGTCACCCTGTACAAGTTTAGCTCCCATGTATGTTAAACTGCGGCCACTTGGTAGGTCAGCGAACAACGTGCCTTTCTCATACCGGTAAGCAATTCCTTTGTTTCCTACTTTTACAGTAGTCTTCCTTCTAACAGCCTCCTGGGCTGCACTGTTGCAGGCATACCAGAACTTTTTAATATTTGGGTTTGCCTTGCGCCAAGCGTCTACAATGCCCTGTAGCTCGCTCTCAGGTATACCAGACTTTAAGGCTCCCATTGCAATTAGAGCGTTCGGTCCACCCTGATAGCCACATGCAAGTGTTGCAACTTTACCTTTTGCCCGTAGCTCGTATTCTGGATTCCCTTTTACAATTTTCTCTTTTGGTACGCCGAACATGTTCGATGCCGTCGCTTCATATATCTTTCCGTCTCCTGCAAATACATCTAGTACCCACTGTTCACCTGCATAGTATGCTAGTGTAATAGCTTCAATGGCTGCATAGTCAGCTATGATAAATCGTTTACCTACTTCAGGAATGAAGGCAGGCCTTACAAGCTGTGAAAGTATGAAAGCTATGTCGCCAAATAACATTTCCATTAATTCAGCGTCACCCTCTGCCAGTGTTTCCCTTGCTGTATGTAAGTCCTTTACTTTGTTTTGCGGCAAATTCTGTATTTGTACAAGTCGTCCTGCCCAACGACCTGTTCTATTTGCACCGTAGAATTGAAGCAAACCTCTGCAACGGTCATCTTCGCAAGTTGATCGCTCCATTGCTTCGAACTTTTGTGAACTAGTCTTTTTAAGGCTTTTTCTTTGTTCGAGTGCATACAATACCTCCTCATCATCTGTACTTGCCATGAGGTCATCCATTACACCTTTTGCTAGGCTGTCAGCGTGTACTCCTCTTAGTGCAAGCCACCCCTTAAACTGTGCATCACTGTTTGGATTGCTAATACACATGAAGTTAACTAAGTCTTTCGTAATGTTAGCTTTGTTTTCTGCGTCCATTTCGATTGCGTTCATAAAATACTGCCTGTCCATTTTAACGCCACGCGTTACGATCTTGTGATCCGTAGCCCACTGATCCCATATAAATTGCGGCACAGGGAAGGTGTTTAGTTTTTGCTTTAAAGCCTTCTCTACAACAACGTCCTGCCTACAATATTCTTTGAACGCTTCCCACTTTTCTAGGTCATGTTCTGGAAGGTTACGAGTACGTCCGCCGTTTACTTTTGTAGCCTTACATGGAACGGAAAAGTACTTAATCAGTGCCTTACCTGCTTTATCCTTTTTAGCGTCTATGTTAAGCACTGAAGACGCTTGATCCAGTGAGCCAGGTAAACCTAAGTATAAAGCGTGAATCATCGTACAGCGCCACTGTTTGGCGTTTAATTTAAGGTCAAAGTATTTACTTATACAAGCCATTTCGAACGCCGAGTTGAAAGCGTGTTTTACAGCATGATTGGAAAGCATATCTACTATTACATTGTCGGGAACTTCTTCACCCTGGGCCAAGTCTACTACAATAGTAGGGCCATCGTCATATGAATATGCGAAAATCAATATTTCGAAAGCTGGGGACTCTACATATTTGTAGACCCCAGCTTTTCCTAAGTTAACATCTGAATACGTTTCAATATCTATAGATAGGTTAGTCATTTCTTTTTACCTCCGAATGTAAACAACAGGCTCGCCATTAAAGCCATACCCATGAATATACCGTACAGGTAAGCTATTGTTATCATTTCTTATCAACCCTTGCAATACTGTCCTGTGTGCTGAATCCCTGCGGATAACGGGTTGACAGTTTAATAATGTTGGTTTGTGCTGCTGCCGCTAGGCTAATTTCTAAGGTTGATAGAATCATACAGAATAGACTGAATGATCTTTCCAGGTGATAAATGTTTAATTCACGAACAAGTGCTACATCCTCGCATACTTTACCTAAATGGTAAGCCATTAACAGCGCCGCATCTGTAAGTAAGTCTGTCTCAGGTGCATTTGCTGCACAATCGAGTGTTAACATTTCAAACGTTTTCGGCTCTTTCACGATAGGTATATCAAGCTCGTCCAACGCTCTAACAAAGTACCAAAGTAAATCGCCTGCTTCTTTTTCAAACTTCACTTTTAGAGCTGTGTCCATAGGGTGGTTATGGAATACAAGCTTTTTAACTAGGTCTATCAGCTCTCCTCCTTCACCGATTAACCCCATTGCGATATTAGATACATCCATGTCTACAGGTGCCGTTCTTCTACTTAAAGATTGATATTGTGTTGGTAACATTATTCTTCATCCTCCTCATAAATAGATACTTCAAAATCGAAATCAGGGTTTTGGTCCTCAATGATGTCTTCCAAGCGCTCCTCTACTTCAGACACTGGAAGGAGACTACCTTGAAAGTATACATGTCTTTCCTCGCAACCTACTAAACTGACAACCCCTAAACCTAGTACAGAAGACAACAATACCTTTTTCATTAGAATAGCTCCTCCGTCCACGGTTCAACTTGTACAACTTTCGCTTTCAATAGTTCAGCTAACTCTGTGATCTCCTTTTGTGCGCCCTTACCTGGTTTACGCTTGCTGTAGAATCCTAACAACGCTGTAAGGTTTGCAGTCATTACTAGATTACAAGTTGCTGCATTTGGTAGGACTGCTCGTGCATCCTCCTGCGGAATACCTTCTTTGATAAGCATGTTATACGCCTCTTGTGCTAGGCCCATAGCTCGTACAAAAATAATTTCTGCATCACGGTCACCGCCTACTTTATCGGGTACTACAAATCCGAACTCACCGTGCCTGCTGTCCGTTGACTGCTTCACGTACCGTTGAGACTGTACCGAGAAACTAAATCCTACTCTATGCCTTGTTAGCTGTGCCAGGAGAGCTCGTGAGACGCCTTCAATTGCGAATGTAAAGCTTATGTGCTCAAGGGTTGAAGTATGGCCAGAGGACTGGATAAATCGTATTAGACGGTCAGCTTCAGTACCTTTACCTTCAGACGCTTTTGTACCGAAATACTTTTTACCTTCCTTGATTACAATTTCAGACGGTTTGTTTGCTGAATAGCATGTACGTATAGCGGATAAAGCGATCATCTTTCCTGATGGATTGTCCATAAGTGTTCTAACCATTTCTGCATCACATAATTCTTTTACGAAATCAACTGAAACCTGCGTATGCGCTAATAATTTAACTTTCATTTTCAAATTCCTCCTCAAAGTCTTCTGCAAGACGTTCTAATTTAGTTTTGTACGTATATTCCTGATCCCATCTTGGTTCACTCCAAATGGCCTGGTCAATCATCCATTCAGCTATTTCACCCATGCAATCACCTATTCTTTTATTTTTGGATTTAGTTTAATAGAAAGGAGGGCTTGTCCACCCTCCAACATTCTTATGATAAGTAATCTTCTTCGTCGTCAATCTCGATTTCGAAATCTTCGCCGTCGAAGTCAGCTTCAAGACTAGCTCCTCCGCCTAGTGGCTCGCCGTCTTGCACTTTAACGATATGGTTCAGGCCAACTGCTACGCCTTTATTACCGTTTGCATTGAACGGGAAGAAGTTTAAAGATAGTTTGCAATAACATCCGCTATACACTTCAGTTTCATCCGTGATCTCTTGGAACTTTGTTTTGCCGTTTGCATCTTTACCGACCGGTTTCGCAATACCAGGTTTTGTTTTATTTGTTGCATTTAGGAAGTAGTGGCCAGCGTATGCCTCATCCTCTGGAAACTCCTCATCACCGTCACGTAATGGCATTTTTGCGTTTGCTGGGATCTTACCGCCCCACTTAGAATCCTTACCAGCTTTCTTAGCTTCTTCAACTGCATCCTTAATCTTTTTAAGAGTAGCCTTGTCCTCTTTAGGAATAAGTACCGCCGTGCTATATTTTGCCTCGCCATCGTTGATCGCTTTAGCGTGGAATACATTTGCATAAGATAAACGAACTTTACCAGTGATTACTTTTGTCATTTTAATTTCCCCATTTCATTTATTTAATTTGTAGTTCTATTTGGTACATTTATATCATATAATGTATTTTACGATTTGTAAAGTACTATTTAAAAAATTATTTTTCTATCAAATTGTAGTGCGTTAACATAATCGGCTTGTCAGGGCATATACTAACCTTAAGATGTCTGTTACCATTGAGAAGTTCCATACTTACTAGAACAGTAGAATCCTTGAGCACAACTGTTACTTCGTCGCCAACAGGCATTAACTGCCCATTGTACGACTCAGCAACGGCTTTCATAACGATATCGTATACTTCGCTATTAACGTCCACTACACATCCTCCTTCTCGCCGCAGTACGCACACACCACTGTCACGCCACCGTATTCTTTATAGATAAACTCATGATGTACTTCAGTGTATTCATCACATTCAGTGCAGTAAATTTTAAGCGCCATCACACATCAAACTCCTCATCCTCAAAGTCACTTGTAACCGTGTTTACGGCCTTGCGTGGATCGCTTTCAGGTGCTAGGGTAGGTAAGCCCTCTGACTTCTCTACGAGATCGCCTAGAAGCTCCTGGAACGCTTTCTTACCTAGTTCTTTTTCGATAACGGAAAGACTCTTCAATTCTGGCTCTTTGAAGGCATGATCTTCCCAAAAGTCTTCAATAAGACGCTTCTCTACTTCTTTGATATCCGTGAATTTACGGGTAGCACGGCCCCTCACCTGTTTCCATCCGTCGATCTGCTTACCTTGTAACACTTGTTTCTTTACATAGGATTCCACATCTGAAGCCCAGGTTTTAAGCTGCATAGCTAAGTGTAGGATCGTTCCTATATCCTCATCTGGAATCAATGCAGGATCGGTGAACTCGTGCTCCAGGGCTTTCAAGTTTTCATCTGCACGAGCCTGGCAGTTACCCTTCACTTTACACCAGCGACAATGATCGCCTGCTTTGAACTCTCCTTCTCCTGCAAATGCTAGTTTAGCAGCAGGTTTTACAACTTCTTCGCCCCAGTCTAGTATCTCTCCTATGGACATTTCATAAGAACTAAAGTTATTCAATCTAGGCTGTACAATATGCATGACTATAGTTGTGAACTCGTATTCATTAGATAGCTTTGCATAGGCTCCAAGCGCATACATTTTAAGTTGTGAGTTATCCTCTGCATATACCGGAACGCCCTTACCATATTTCAAGTCGATGATATGTAACCGTTCATCGTTGACTATCAGAATGTCACCCGTTCCGAATCCTTCAGGAGCCCAGTCCGAATAATCCAATTGTTGCTCTATAGCCATGTAAGTGGTAAGCATGTCCATTTCTTCAGTTTCATACGTTCTGATTACGTAATCGACATACTTCCCTACTTCTTCTCGCATTTCATCATCAAAGTAAAGGTTTCTCTCTTCAAAGTCCTGTACTGCTGCAATATCAGCACCGTCATTACCAGATAGGTAAGTGCGCAATAAATGTTCGCTGTACTCGTGTGCAGCTTCTCCCTGCAAAGCATATTCACTATTACGGTTATCAGGTATTTCATCTGTCAAGCGTGCAGAAGGTGGGCAATTAAGCCACCTACTCGCACCGCTCGCACTTAGTAAGGCATGTGAACGCTCTCCATGATTAACCTTACTCATTGATTTGTACCATCGCTTCATAGAACTCATCGTAATTAGCTTTATCAATCTTAGTTAATGAAGGCGCTTTGAACTCCTTCAGAATTGCTTTAATTTCTTCTTTATATCCCGCTACAGATAACTCTTTTGCTTTAGAACGGATCATTTCAAGTGTTACAGGCTTGTCCTCTGAAGAATCTTTCTCATTCTCCACCTCTTCACTGCTTTCTGCATCACTGTTCCCGCTTTTGGGTGTTTTCTCTGCTTCAGCAGCCAATTCCATGAACGTTGCATATTGATCCTCTGAAAGATCAGATAACTTTTTCGCGCCTAGCTTGTCCAGGATGAATTTAACGTCAGCCTTTCCATCTGGTAGGTTAGCGATCTGTTTTGCTTTTAACTTCACATCTACAAATGATACATCCGTTGACTGTTGCTTAGGAGCTTCAGACGGCTCATTCTCGGCCTGTTTCTCTGTTTCAGTATTCTTTTCTTCTTTGGGAGATTCAGTGTGCTTTAAGATAGCCTCTTTAATTTGAGCGGTGAACTTAGCACATCTATTTTTACTTAAGTAGTTGATACCTTCTACGTTGTATTCATTGAATATAATAACAGCTTCTTCTGAAGCAATATCGACTAATTCGTTAAAGTATTTTTTAGCTGTGCGGTGGTAACTTTGCTCCTTTGGTTCGCTTCCTTCTTCAGCATCTGTATCAATTTCAACTGCTTCTTTAGCTTGTGCATAATTAGTAGCTGCTTTAGCTGGTTTAACATCAACAAATACCTCTGCTGTAATTGGATTTGGTGCAACTTGATATCCTGCCGCTAAAGCATTAATAGCCTCTACATATTCCTCAATAGTTGTTGCCTCAATAGTAACCTGGATTTTCATAATTAATTTCCCCTTTTTTAATTAATTTAGTTTTTATTTGTAAATAGGTCAATCGTACCGCCATACTTTGTAATGATCTTGACAGCCTCATCGACTGTAAACTGTCTACCATACCCGCCCATTATCTGTGACATAACACTTTCAGTCACACCGATGTGCTCAGCAACTTCACGTTGACGAATGCCGTGCTCTACAAAGTATAAACGAAGCGGTTTGTACATGTTTTTCTTATCCATCCTGCTCACCTCTTTCGCTTGCCTGTAATTAATATAACATTATGATTCCTAAAGTGCAATAGATTATTTAAAGTTTTTTAAGTAATTCTTTCCAGTGTAGTGCTGTAGTAGCGTAGTGCATGATTCCCCTATAAGCTATAAACTATATATTTTGTATAAACTACTTTAGATTATATAAACTACTTTATACAATTCTATTACTTTTATCTACTCTATATAATATTGAACTACAGAACTACATAGATTAATAAACCCTTGAGGTTATTGGCGTTGACCATGTAGTGGATAGTGTAGTACATACCATTTTAGAGCATACATGTACTACAAAAGTTTGTAGTACTGTAGTGTAGTGTAATTTAGAACTACAGCTACATACACTACAAAAAAAAAGCCCTCATAAGAGGACTTATACTTGATACAGCTCTACAAACCATTTGCGGTAATCAGCGAAATACCAATTGATAGCACCTAGAGCATTACGGTCTGTTACTGGCTCGGTGATAACGTAGAAAATCCCGTTTCCTTCATACACTAGTGATCCTTTTGTCCCGAACTCTGCGAGCTTGTTCATGCACTCCTGTGCTTCAGGGACGCCAACTCCACCTGTTTTAAGTACCCACTTACCTCCACTATTCGGCACGCTACCACCTCCTGATACTGTTTTACCTGTTACGGCTTGTACAATTGCATTTGCAATAGCTTGCATGTTAGCGAAGAATTTACGCATATCATCCGCATTCGTGATGAATGCTAACTCAATCAGGATAGCTGGAGCATTCGTCCCGCGTAGTACACCTAAATCTTTACGCTCTTTAGGGCCTCTATCACGGTATCCTGCGGCTTTAGCAATTGCAGCCGATACATTGCGGGCTAAACCTACCTGGTCGTAATACAGCACCTCTACGCCTGTAGCTGAAGCATCATCAGCAGCATTGAAGTGTAATGAGATATCAAGTCGTCCGTTTGAGTCAACTGCGTTACACAAGCTAATCAAGCGGTTAATATTAGCGTTTTGAGTAGTAGAAACATTATCAGTACAATCGACGGTACGCTGTCCAACTTTAGCAAATGCCGCAGCTAACACTGGAGCAAATTGACGGGCAACGGCTGATTCCTCGTAGCCGCTACCTCGTGCACCTCCACCCTGTGTATGTCCTGCGTGATAAGTTACAGTATTATAAGCCATACATAAAACCTCCTTAGATTTCTGTTTTAGAATTTAAAATGAAGTCGATACAAGTTTTCAATTCAGGCCTGCGTGAGATAACAAGCTCATAAGGTAAAGCACCCTCTTGAATCCTCATTGCTAAGTATTCGCACATATTACATCACTCCTCCAATCAGCAATTCGTCCAGTACTTTCTTTACTTTATTCAATTGCTCTCTTAATTCTTCTACCTCTGATTTCTCTGGTGGTTTGGACGGCTCTACGGGATCGGTAGGAGGTGTATAGTCCTTTGTTTTAACCCACTTACCATCTTTGAATACAGGCTCGTAAATGCCGTCTGGTACTTGCTCCATAGTACAATTAGCAGGTACAATAGGTTCTTCGCCAATATACTCCTCATGCTCTACAGGTTTAATTGTAGGCACGTAGTCTACTCTAAACATTACACAGTTAGGACAATCAAGCTTACCTGTCTCATCCTCTTGGTGCACCTCGCATAACTTCTCATTCGTGATAACTTCTTCAATTACTTCAGTATCTACAAAGTACTTATGCATAATTGGTTTTGTAGGAAGTGACCGCATTTCCGTAAACCTTCCATCCTTGTCATAAAAATAACCCCAAAATACTGCCATGTGTAGACCTCCTTTTATATTACGTACGTTAGTACGATGTCAACTCGTTTCCCTTTACCATTACTGCTTACTGCTACTGCTCCAGTTGTACCATTCACGAATACCTGTACCATTGCTGTACCGTCCGCAGTAGGTGTGTACATTGATAAGTTACCAGTTGTTGGCCGTAGTTCAGGAGGTAACGTTGCGACTATTACACCTGTAGCATTTGCATTAAGAGTGAACGCACCTTTTAGCATAACCGTGGAGTTACGTCTTACCGCTTGCAACGGATAGTTCACATCTGGTGCAGTGGCTTCAGACGATAAAGTAATATTAGTTGTACCGTCTAATTTTGTAGCTAGTGCCGAAACTGTAAATAGTCCAGTTACAAGATTAAGCGATATCTCTTTACTCCAATCCACTGTACCATTTGTTTTAGGGCCCATTGCCCAACGGTCAGTAGAGTTATTGATTACATGCGTTACACCTTTTAACCCTCCTGCATCGTAGGTGTGATCAAAGTTGCTACGTAAATTAAGTACTTGATTGAACGTCATTGCGCCTGTTACCGTGTCGCCTGTTTTCTTTACGAGATTCGTATCTGTCGTAACATTAAACGTTTTATTGCTACGGTTATAATCCCAAACTCCTTGATTCCCTTTAACGTCCCTAAGACCGTAATACCCGTCCCCTGTTTGGTAGAGATTTAACTCTTCGACTCCTGCTGTAGAGAATGCTATTTTGTTAGTATTAGCTGTGCCCGTTCTATCAAGCAAGAAGTTTCCTGTCATTGTGTCGCCTGTTTTTCTAAGTAGATTCGTATTCATTGCTCCACCTAGGTTGAAGGTCGAGGATAGCGGGTTATAATTGAATATCTCTTTACTGTTTTTAAAATCATACAAGGACATTTGTTGAGTTACGGCGTTATCACTCATGGATAGTCCTATATCAGTATTGGTACCTGTCCACCTAACACGTTTTTGACCTGCTTTCGTATCAAATGTTAAGTCGCCTGTCATCGTGTCGCCTGTCTTTTTAACTGCTCCTTTTGCTAGCTCTCCAGCTTGAATGATAGCTACAAGGTCAACGCCTGCAAGCATATCTCCTGCAACGATGGCACGTTCAAGCATGGGCCATTCGTTTTGTGACTCGATAGACTTGTCACTTGCAATAGCATCCTGCACCCAAAAAGTAAATTGGCGAGTTACAGCGTCCTTACCTTCAGGATATTTAACAGTTACTTCAGCATAAACCTTTCCAGGTGCTGCGAGTGTTTGAGTTGTAAGAATAGCCGAGATAAGGCCGTTTGGCTTGTCCTCCATATTACAATACTGGAAGACTAGCTTTCCATCTGGCTTTCTAAAGTCGATACGGACTTGGACCGCATCTGTCAAGTCGAGCGACCCATCCTTATCGTTTGTTAATCGAATGATTAGTTTGTCACTGATTCTATCACCTTGTGAAAAACTAGCTATCATTTCTTTGTTTAAATCGTTGAAGGTATCTAGTGTAATTTCTTTTCTCTTAAAGATGTTATTGGCCATTTTTACCCTCCTTCTTTACTTCTGCCTTTCCTTTAAGAATTGCAACTGAATTAATAATTGCAGGTGGCATAGGTACGCCAATCTTACCCGCATTCTCAACAATGGAAAGTAGCTCGTTTGCAATGTAGAAAAACAATACTGCTTCCCTGATTGCGCTTGTTTGCCCGAATACATTGTCGAGGTGCGTTGCAATACCAATTAGCGTGAAAATCATCACCTTACGTGCAATGCCGATAAAACCGACTTTGCTTTTTGCTTCCCCTTTGATGGACGCTGCTACTGATCCCGTTATAAAGTCTACTACTGCGAGTATTACCATGAAGCGTAACAGCATGTCCCATCCTCCTAAAAACCATCCTATCGCGCCGCCTAGTCCCAGTGTCGCAGATTTAAATATAGTGCTTGCTTCCATTTCTCCCCATCACCTCATTTACCGTATAGCTAAATTATAATTGGTAAATTATTTTATGTCACCAATTATTACACCCTGTACAATCATGACACGGGCGTTCGCTTTAGGTACGTAGGAGCCTATATAGGGGTATCGTTTTATAGTAGGGATCGTCATACCGTCCAGTATAACGGTAGGCCGTCCAGTGGTGTAATTCGCTGGTATCTTACCGAACTTGACCGATACAATTGGACTCTTGTCTTCAGTCAAATCTAAAAACTCGTTTACATCCATCATATGTGTACCACCTTCCTGATCTCGTGTGTCATCGTTCCACCTGCTTCAAGTGTCATATTCCAAGCTGTCTCATTGTATTTATCGTCGATCCCTAGCTTGCTGTATCTCAACTGGATAACGTCGTGGTAGTCATGCATAGGCATAAGCGCTGTAGTGAATTTAGACTTGCCGAATACCTGGGAAGCATTTGAGGCGATCCGTTTTGTATAGTCGTCTAGTGCTGCCTGGTTTGCTACGTCCTCCAGCTCTCTATATTCAGCGATCACACGGCCACGATTGACTGTGCTAGTAGGTGAGTCAGGATTATCATTTGTATAGACAGAGCGCAAGGGCTCCTCTTCAGAGTTAGTCCTAACTATGATCCATCTATTCGGTACGTTGAACGTGTCCAGGTCTTCTGATACTCCTCGCATGATGATAGACAACTCACTATCGTCATACACGTAATCTACTGATCTATCTTGAGGCAACACGTATGGATTGCTGTTAAACGTTCCGTTCACATCAACTAGGATCGGTGTGAAGTTTATATTTGTGGCTAGACTATTAGCAATTGCATTTTTAGACGTACCGATCTCAAACTGAAGGTCACGGGATACGACACTGTTTGTATCCGCAATAGCGTAATCTTTAATACCCGCACTCTCTAATACTGTAACAATAGCATCCTTATAATTCGTTCCTGCGGATACCGTGTACATGTCTGTAACCTTGTCCTCAACTAATATCAAACTAAGATCATAGGCTTCTACGTTTCTAATAATGCCCTCTGCCTCGTCCACTCGTTCAGGACTGGATAGTATGAATATGCCGAGCGGAAATTCTATTTTACCTTTCGCCTTGCCATTCATTTCAGGCATATCAATAACCATAACGGGCCTGATTCTATCGCTCAAGTAATCTATTTGCACGGCTGCAAACTCCTGGATCGTAAACTGGGCTGTCCGTCTGATATCGTTGAACACGCCATAGTCAATAGATGCTGATTTAACATTATACAGCTCCCTTATGAACACGTTATTTTTATTTAGTAGCTCATATCGAAAAGACACGGAACGCGTACCATGCGCCCCGTGCAATACTTGTTTCACCTCTTTTTCGGTGTAACCATTTCTAGCTAAAGATATCATTCTATCGCCTCCTGGTAATATACTTTTGTAAGATGTATCGACACGTACCAGAATGTGCGGCCCTCATCAATGTTAACTGTATCAAAAGTGACAAAGTCCTTTTTACCCCAGTTGTCACGTAAAATGAACGCCTCGCCTAGTTGTGCATATTCTCTGATCTGTAATACATCATCCCAGTTCTCTACTTTGTACCGGTAATCCATTGATCTATTTAAGTTACTGCCGAACTCTGTCATAGGATACGGACGGCCTACAAAGTCACTTGAAACTGATTTACGGCCCGTTACCTCTTTACTACCTTCTCTTTTTCTAAGTGTAACATATGACAGTGTATTCGATGCAACTGCTAATTGCGTGTCCCGCAGGCTAACAACTACCGTTACCGAGCTACTGTCTACATAAGCGCCGTTCGAGCCCACTGCACGCACTTTATACACTTCAGTAGCATTTGGCGTAGGCATTCTGTCCGTCCAGTTCACAAGGCCCGTATTAGGGTTTGAAAGCCTCTGCACTTTGATCCATTCCCCGTTACCTGTCTTTCTGAAGAATTCGTTAAAGTCCGTTCTCGGTGTATTCCCTGTAGCAAATGGATTGAGTACACTTAGCGATACAGTCCCGTTTATATTGTCAACTGTAGCCGATAAGGTAGGTGTGTTAGGCTGTGTATAAGAGATTGTAATGTTAACCCTAGCATCATTACTCCATAGCCCTGAACTATCCGCTATCGCAACGTTAACATAATAAGCCGTACTATTGGCAAGTGCTGTAGTTATTGTTAATGCCTTATTAGGGCTGATCTTTATGGCCTCAAATACCATAGAATTATCTGAAGTCTTGAATACTCTAACTCTGTACTGCACCTGATCTGGGTGTGACCATGTAATGGTTGGATTGGCGTCTGGTAGCGTCGAGTTATTCGCAGGACTCGTGATAATAGGAGTTGTTGGCGTGCCTGCTGCTGTAAATACTGTAACAGTTGAGTATGGGCCAACTAGTCCGCCCTGGTCATATGTTCTAACTCGCCATTCTATCTTACCTGCTGGGAATGTATTGGTCGGTGCATCATAGTACTGGTTTACGCTATTTTGCGTAACAACTGTCCAGGATGAGCTGCCTTGCATCCTCCAATTTATCTCGAATTTTGACTGCGGATCGTTCCCGTCTGGATCGTTGTGCCTCCAGGACATCCGAGTAACTTTAGAGCGATCAATAGAGGTACCGTTTGGTGCTAGGTTATCTGGTGCGCCTGGAGGATCATTTTGACTGATTGTGAATACGCCGTCTGATTCGTCCCACGGGCCATATGATACGCCGTCATACGCACGCACACGGACTTTAGCCGTTGATGTTTCAAGCTCATTGCCGAAATTGTAAGATTGACTCGTTGCGCCTGCAAACGATAAAGGAATAATATCTTTCCAAGTGCTGCCGCTATCAGAAGACAACTGAACATTGTATCTTAGCTGACTTGCCGCTTCACCTGAAGAATAAACAATCTTGTACAGGAAGTCCATATCAAAACCAGCGAATGTGCTACTAGTAGAATCTTGTACCATTGCACAACCATTCGCATTAGAACGGTAAGTATCAGTTCTCGACATTTGGTAAGTGACAGACGATCCATCTTTTGCTTCAATTACGATCGCATATCTGTTACCTTTTGTAACTGCTACACTTGGCAGATCGGCATAGCACCATACTGGAGAGGTACCACTTTCAAATACTACGTCTCCCTGCGCAACTAAACGCGACTTATCAGCGAGCCAGTAGCCTGTAGAGCCGTTTGTGTGATAAAGTGACATTTTATATGAAAGTCCTGAATTGGACACGCCTAGGCGTAGATAGATACGTTTAATCAATGCATTATCAGCATTCATCGTGAAGGATTGCCCAACTGCTAGTTTATTACTGAATATGATAGAGTCCTTAGCAATGAATGGATCTTCCGTGTAATCCCTGATATCGTTTGCTGCTGTCCATGTAATAGCTTGGCTGCCTGCTACTGTTTCCCCGCCGTTTGGACTTACTACAGTAGGTTTACTAGGCGGAGCGTTGAATTCTACAGTAATGAATGGACGTGTACCTGAATACTGATTATTGGATAACGCTATCGTAGCGTCCCCGCCTGAACTTAAATTTGACGATTTCATTACAAGAGCGCTAACTTGTGTACCGTCCAGTTTAGCCTGTACAATGCTCGTAATGTCAATTGGATTCCAACTAGGCGAGCCCACTTGTAAAGTTACTTCAGGAGATACTAGATTATCAGATATTAACGGCTGGCTTCTCCATGTAAGAGTATCAGGGTTGTAGTCCGATGCTACGGCGTGCACTCTAAATTTAAGCGTTCCGTCAAACCCACTTGCATAAACCGTTAACGTTGCTTTAGTTATTTTCGCATCCGTCGGGATACCTTTAATCATGTTCGGATATTTAGAATAAATACGACGGATATCATTGCTTAATAGCGCTACAGATTGTTCATTTAGATAAACACCGTCCGAGTTGTTGGAATATACAGTGTTATCATTCTTAGCGCCTACCAAGTTCCCAACGAATATAGTCGGATCGACTTCAATTGGAAAAGCTAGTCCGTCGGTATCGACTGTTAACGTTACAATCCCGTCTTTTACTACCTGTTCCACATCACGGTATACTCCATTTGCATCTGTTAACCAGGCAGGAGCGAGTTGTAAATTTCCGTCCGTGCCACCATCAACAATAAACTGGAACGTTGTTGGCGCTTTTTCAGTTTTAAGAATGATAGTTTCTTTTAAACTATTTGCCGTTACTTCTAATTTAACGTCGGTACCTGTCCAGGCACTGCGATAAATAATCTCGTTAATCTTATCAGGGTTTACTTTACCTCTTACTTTTCTAGCTCCTACAGGTGTGAAAATTAACTGTTCGTCACCGTGTCCGACTGCATAACCTGTAGAGAATATATGCGGAACTCGTGCGTCAAATGGTACTTTAATTCCCTGGTAGTCGTCGGTATCTGTTTCCCTGGAAAGCATAGGGTTAACCGTTCTAAGTTGTCCGCCGTCGTCTTCATAGTGTACAACCTCGTTGAAGGTTTCCATTGTGTACGAGCCATCAAAGTTTATCCATGTTTTAGAGAAAGGAGAGCGCTTATGCAGCAACTCTCCGACTTTAAACTTATTATTCATCCTTATCCCCTCTTTCTTACTTTCTGTTTGAACGTGTCAAAGAATTCGATTACCTGTTCAAATTCCTGCATATTGCTTGGATCAATATTTACAGTGATTGAGTTTGTATTTCCGCCGTTGTTGTTCGTGATGACAGGCCCGCCGTTTGTGTTCATAGGCGTTGCAGTAGCACTGATTACAGGTAGGTCTAACATATTAGATAATTTCACCTGTACGCCTTTAGTAGCTCTATTTATACTATCAGATATTGGCCCTCCAAAGTCAAGCTTGTCTATATCGGATAGTGGCCCAGTCTTTGCAGGTGAGAACGGTAAGAAGTCACGGGCTTTAGATGCAATGTCACTAATAGCATTTGTTACAGCACTAGCAGCATTCTTGATTCCTTTTGCCATCATATCAATTAATCCTTTACCTGCGTTAAAGAAGGTATTTCCGAAATTCTTGATAATGTTAACCGCACCGTTTAAACCGCTTGTAACGAAATTCTTTACAGTATTGAACGTATTCGATACAACGTTTGAGAATCCACTCCATATACTAGAGAATGCTGATTTAATAGAATTTCCGATTGACGATACGATAGATTGGGCTGCGGACATACCTGATTGAATAACTGAACGGATAGCATTCATAACAGTTGTAACTACACTCTTAATAGCGTTCCACACAGTACTGAATATGCTAGAAATAGAGTTCATCACTGTAGATGCTACGGACTTAATAGCATTCCATACAACTTCAAATGCTGTTTTCAAGCCGTTCCATATCGTAGTAAGAGTTGACTTAATAGCGTTCCAGACCGTTGTATATACGGCTTTCATAGCATTCAAATACATTTCTGCTAGCATCTTAATGCCTGTCCATACTGTACTGAAGACAGCTTTCAAACCGTTCCAGATCCCTTCCAAGAACATTTTAATACCTGTCCAGACTGTAGTCGCCACCGCTTTAATACCATTTAGGACAGTATCCCATACACCTTTAATAGCGTTCCATACTACTTCAAACATACTCTTCAAAGTACCCATGAAAGCTTTGCCGAAATTCCCTATCGCCTCAAACTTAGTTGCAAAGAAAAACCATATCTCGGTAATAACATCGTTCCAAATCCCTTTAATGCTTTTCCACACATCATCAAAGTATTTAGCAAACTTGCCGACGAATTTACCCAGGAAGCCGAATATTTTACCAACGCCCCATAACTGGAAAGCGTTCCAGATAAACTCCAGTGCCCCGTCCCATAACTGCTTTACACCTTCCCATAGCTTGTCCCAGTCTCCTGTAAACAGGCCAGTAAATATTTTAACAATGCCCATGATGATATTAAGCGCACCGTTGATAACTCCTTTGATGTTTTCCCACGTACCAATTACAACTTCTTTAATAATCATCCAAGCTATCTCGAATACGGGCTGTAAGAAGTCCATTGCGGCTTTACAAGCTGTTACTATGCCATTCCAGGCATTTGTTGCGGCTTGCATGATCTGTGCGCCGTTCTCATCCCAAAACTGTTTTATCTGCGCCAGTTTCTCGCCTACAAAAGCGCCTATCGCCGCCATAGCTGGCCGGATCGCGTTGTTTAGTATAAAGTTCCACACGGCAAGTGCTGCGGCTTTAATGGCTTCCCAGCCTGCTATAACGCCATTACGGAAAGTCTCGCTGTTATTCCATAGGTATACAAATCCCATAGCGAGCCCTGCAATGGCAGCAGCTACAACCCATACTGTGGCACTCATAGCAGCTAAACCCGTTACCAGTGGCCCTATGAGCATCCAGACAGCGTTTAAAGCGGCAAGCATTCCATTCCATAATCCTATACCCGCTGCAAGTGGAGATAATAAGAGTGTTAGTGCAGGGATCAGCATTAAAGCGCCTTGGATAAATAGCGCTAGTGTAGGATTGGCCTCATTGAACTTGATAATCAGCTTACCGATTTCAGTCGCAAAATTGACAACTGGTGTCATAACATTTGTAAAGGCTTGTACCATCGGTTGCAACGCTTCAGCCCATACGGTTTTAAACTTTTCAGCAGCTAGGCCAAGTGGAGTGAGTGTGTCACCTAACTCTTTAATCTTAGCCATTGTTTCAGCCTTCAGTCCTTCTAGTTCCGTAGTGGCACGAGTGCGGGCTAAATTCATTTTCTGTTGCCATAGGTTAACATAGTTGTCCAGTTCAGGTTGTGACATTTTACTGATTGCCGCGATCTCTCCTGCTGCTTTAGGCCCCATCTGTGACAGGTAATTCGCAAACTCTGTAGATGTACGACTTGCAATCGAATTAAGGTTTGCATTCCAGTTTGTCATTGCGTTAACTTGTTCCTGTAAATTCTGCGTTAACGTTTTGGCTGAAGTTTTATTGAGCTGTATTTTCTCGAATAATCCCCAGGCTGTAGCAATCTCCTCTGTTCTAGCCTTTACCGCTTCTTTATACTTGGTAAGCGCTGCTTCCTGCTCTGCAAATACTGTGGATGGATCAGGGCCTTTTGCAGCTTTCCACAATGCGCCGTATGCAACTGTACATGTAGCAGCCGCAGCCATAGCAACCATACCGATCCTCATTTGGCCCTGCATAATCATGTTCTGCATATCTGTGAGTGCCTTCATGTTAGCAGTAGGGCCTAACATTTTAAGCGCTAAAACTGAAGCATCCCCAGCGTTTGCAAGCTTGTTTAATCCATCTGCCGCAGCTAGTCCGCCTCTGTTTATTTGCAGTAACTTACTCCCCATACGGTCATAGTTTGCACTGATCTTGCTCGCCTGTGTTGACAGGTTCATCATTGTACCTGCCTGCTGGATCATGGACATTTTCGCAAGCTCGTTCGCCTTCATTGCGTCCTCTGCTGCTTTTTTCTGTGCTGCGCCGATCTCTTTTACCTGCGCTAAGAACTGTGCATTTGTACCCTGGAACGTTTTAGACGCCTGTGTCAGTTTAAAGTAGTCGTACTGTGCTTTCATCATAGCATCACGGTACGGCCCCATTGCCATCTGCTGATCCCACCATGCTTGTTTCATTTCACGGTGCATTGCTCGTGACTCGGCACTCATGGAACTCCAGGCCGCTCGTGCTGCTTCCTGCTGCTGTCTGTAAGCACTCTGGCCATATCCGCCCATCTGTGCATAGGATTGGCGAGCAGTGTTATCCATGCTACGGTAAGCGCTGTTTGTATCGTTCGCCATTCCAGACATGGCCCGCGCGTTCGTAGTACGCATACTATTGAATGCTCGTGACGTTTCACTTGCTGAACGGTTACTAGAACTAGATATGGCACGAGTCATCCTGTCTAGCTCTGCATTGACTTGCTGGGCATCACTGCGTAAGTTATTCGTCTGTATGCGGGAATCTATTAATATTCTTCCATCCGCCATAATGTCACTCCTTCGCTTTTTGTCGTGCTAATATCGCCTTTTTACGTGCTTCCTGTTCACGTTGATGTGCGTTGAATTGGTTACGTTCGATTATCGGTCTAGCTTTTTCTAGCATATAGTATTCTTTCATTTTTATTATACGCTTTCTTTCATCTTCGTTCCCCTTTTCTTTTTTAGGGATCGGGCAGGATCGGTAATACATAGCCTCGCCCATCTTACATTTATCCGATAAGGAGTGAAACAGCGTTATGAATTTATCCCAGGTCATTTTACCCTGCTGCTCAATCAAGTCAATGCCGTAATCAAATAAAAAAGAGGAGTAGATGTACCCCGCGTCTTCTTTCCAGTCATAAACTGGGACGGGCTCATCTTGCTCCTCCTCTTCTTCCTGATTATCGGCCTTAACAGGTTGATCCTTGTCACGTATTCGGATGTTTAGTTTGTCACGCAGCAGATCAAAAGCAAAATCTAGTAGCCTTCCATGTTTAGATATGGCTTCTAATATCTCCTTATCTACTACAAACATGTTTAGTGCTATTTTAAGCCTTGTCTCCATATGCAACGTTTCATCACCGAACATTTCCAGGAATACGAGAACATTATCAAAAGCAAGATTCAATTCAATATCGACGCCTTGCCATTTATAAATATCTGGATTTCGCTCTGTAAGGCTAAACATATTATTTCTTACCGTTCTGTAGGTATTTATTTGTTACTTGAGCGTATGTTTCCTCATCCAGATCAGAAACCAAACGCAGTAATTCTTGTGCCAGTGGCATAAGTTTTAAGGCTGATTTTCCAGCTAGGGCATACATTGTTTTGAAGGTACCTTTACCGAGGATAGTTTCAATCAGATCTTTCATCATGTCACACTGTTTAGCTGTAAGAGCAGAAATTTCCTCATCCGACATGTCTAGTAAACTTGCACTAGATTTAGCAATTTCCTCTCCTGCAATACCGAATTTCTTAGTAGCTTTTACGTACTTTTCTTTTGATGTATCATCCATAGGAATGCTGTACACCGTTCCGTTAATATCAATCTCTTTATCGTGATTCTTCTCAAAATTAAACTGTACAACTTTACTCATATGTTTCATCCCCTTAAATTAGTTTATGTATTCAGTATAATTAAAAAAGTAGAGGCTGTCCACCTCTACTTTACTAGTACTATACTGCTGCCGTGAATTTAGGAGCGCCATCATAAGAGATCGTCCACTCAATTTCACCTTTGCTGTTTGCGTCTCCACCTGGTAATTTAATGTCTGAAATTGTAGCAGGGCCGTTCCACTTGTCGCCGTTTGGCTCTGTTACGATAAAGTCATCTACTTTACGTGCTGGGCCTGTCTTATTTGCAAGCGCCATAATGTAGTCTTGTGCTGGATCGCCATATTTACGGTGCCCCTCGAATGCATACGACATTTTGAAACCTGTTACGTCTGTAGTAGCAGATCCCGCACCGTCGTAGTAGTAAGTGTCTTCAGTTTCTTCATTGTTGTCAGGATCAACGCCTGTAACACCTGCGCCGATTGCCATTTCAGCAGTAGTACCATTTTTAATAGCAAATTTATAACCGTAGTTCATTAAAAAGCCTGTTCCTTTCGCCATCTTTAAATCATCCTTTCCATTTCAAATTGGAGTATAGCCGTATACGTGTAAAACCTGTCCTCTACTAAAGCAACAAAAGCAGGCTCCGTATACACGTTTGCACTAATGATCCTATACTTATTATTATAGGTGAGGTGCGGTTTCCTCTGCAAGTCTTTATATTGATCTACTAATTCCTCTATCGTTTGCATGGCCTCACGCTGGTTCATACCCTTCACGAGTATCTGAGTCTGCTTTTCTACGTTCTCGCCAATATAGAGCGCCTGTGCAGGCGTAGAAGGCACTAAACGGATAGCATTAGAGTCTTTATCCTTGTCTAGTACATCAATGTTTACTTTTTTAGTAGTATTCAGCATTAATGTTTCCATTAACCAGATCATAAGTTATCACCTACTTCTTTTCCTGCTGCTCGTACCCAGTCAGATAAAAACCTGGATTTCGCAACCTCAAACCACAATGCTTGTGCATTTGGATTCATGTCATGGTGAAAATTGATATCTACGCCGTAATAGATTTTACGGATGTATGGTGTATCCCAAATGATTTCACCCTTACCAATTTGGGAAGCTATTACACCGCTATCCTCTGCCTGTCCTGTATCTTTTGGTATGAAGAAGTTAGAATCCTTTAATACTTGTTCATCCAGTACAACCTGGGCCTTTGCTACTGCCTCCAGAGACTTGTCTAAAATATCCTCATCCCACTGTATTTTAACCGTTGTCCTAATCATGCTAAGTACACCTCGACGTGGTGCAGTGTTCTAGTGTAGAGGTAGTCAACTTGCTTCACTACAAATTCGATCCCGTTGTGAATGATCTTACTTTTTTCAGTTGGAATCTTATTGTTGTAGTCCGAGTTTACCATGTCAATGAACATAACGCCTCGTGCAACCATAGAATTGCCGTTTCCGTCTGATATCATTTGCGTGGACGGCTCCACTCTGACCTGTTTGTAATCGACTGAAGGTAGATAACTGCCACCACTGCCTCCCCATCCACCAGACGTGCCCGCATACTCTAAATACTGGACAGTGTGAATTAATAAATGTTTAGGTATCTGTTTAGCCATTTAGCACCGCCACCTTTGTACCGTCCTTACGCCGCTATAGAGCAGCCCTGTAGGAGTTAGATAGTCAATTACTGTTAGCGCGTATCTGTTAGCAACTGCGGACGCCTGTGAGCTGTCAGCGCCACTTTCAGAATACTTACCAATCGTAAAGCCACCGCCTCCACCCTCGACAACTGATCCTGCCAACTCACCGTTTTGATTTAAGAACTCCACTTGTGCAGCAGTAGCCTTTTTAATTTGGCCCTGGATGAAAGGAGTAAAGTTATTAAAACCATAGTTAACAATTCTATAGTGCGTAAGTACATCAATTGCCTCACTCGCTCTCTTGATAAGCCGTGGCAGGTCTTCGTCTTTCACAGCAACGCCCATATACTCAACTTTGTAGTATTCTGGAGTAATGTAATCCATTACTTTTTACCTGCTTTCTTCGGCTCCTCTACGCGCTCCAGTACAGTTACATTGTAAGCACCTTTTGTATAAGCGTTGATCTCATCCGCCTTTGTAACGGTAATCTCTTTTACTTGGCCAGCGTCAACTGGGCCCAACTCTTCACTGTGAAAACTTTGTAATGCGATATACTTTGCCATTTTATACACCCTTTCTATTTAAGAAAAGCCCACTATTTCTAGTAGGCTTTTTAAGTTTGTATTTTATTAAGGAGTAACTACAGGAGCCGTTACTTTTACTACTGCTGGTTTGTTGTCATCTAAGATGAACTCACCAGCTTTACCAGCACCCTGGAACGCTACGCCGTCAAATTCTTCTGATTCAATTGTACGTGCAGTAGTGATACCTGTGAATGATTTACCGATACCAGGAATGTAAACTAATGCAGCGTTTGCGCCCAACTTAGAAGCTGGAACTTCATTGATCTCGAAACCTTTGAATTTGTAGATCGTATTGCTGTCCACGTTTGCGCCTGAAGCTTTTTCAGTAGTAGTCAATCTGTGATCGACAATCACATTGTAAAGCTCTGGAGTTACCTTAGCTACTTTACGGCCAATTGCTTCAATGTTGATGTAGTACGCAGATAAAGCATTGAATAAAGCTAACACGTCAGCTTCACTATATGACTTTAAGGCTTCCGTTTTACCAGCATTTGCAGCGATGAACTCACCGTATTTCGTATCAAACTTGAACGCTTTGGCTTGTGCCTGTAAGTCAATACGGTCCGCCATAGCAGCCTCCATGTTATTGTTTACAGTCCAGCGGTCAATCCCCTCGTGCCATGTGTATTCCCAGTCATAAGGAACAGCCATGTCAGTATAAATGATCTCTTGACGCGGACCGAAACGAGTTGATTTCCCTGTTCCAGTTCCGAAACCTACATTCGGGTCTTTGTTATACGCAGTTCCTACAACTACAGGAATGTCAGACGTTTTTACGTAGAAAGCAATATCGTTTTGTTGTACTCCGTCTAACGCTTCAATTCCGCCAAAGAAGTCAGAGAAGTACGTTTGCTTTTTAATTACAGCAGGTAAGAGCTGCTTAAATTCCTTTTGATACGAACGCACCGATTGGTTATTGTTCTTATTAGCCATTACATAACCTCATTTCTATTATTGATATTTTGCTAACTTAGCAGCAATCAAGTCGCTTGGATCGTTATTACCTTGCTGCTGTCCTGCGCTGAAACGTGGACGACGTACAGGCGGTTCAGTAGGTGGCTCGTCCTCTTCTTTTTTCTGTTCTTCTTCAAACAGGTAGGAATCAGACTCACGCAACGCCTTCAACTGCTCGTCCAGTCCAGTCAGTGACTCACCCTCTAACTTTACTTTATCTAAATCTAGTAAGGCAGTCAAGGCTTTTCTATTACGGGCTTTCGCTCCTGTCAATGCTTTTTCTAAAGCAGTATCGTAGTGTACTTTTTGTAGTGCTGCCGCATGGTCGTCAGCAGCTTTCTTATTCGCCGCAGTAAGATCGGCAATCTGCTTTTTCAGATCATCGTTGCCTTCAGCAGCTTTGCTTAAATCCTTAAGCTGTTTGTCACGTTCTGCGATTGTATCATTTGCGGTTTGCAACTCCGCAATCTTATCATCTAGACGACTTTTTGGGATCATGATTCCGTAACCCTCAACTACTGCTTTCACTTGTTCCTCTGTTAAACCTAATGCGATCAACTGATCTTTATTCATTTTCCATTCGCTCCTTCTTCGTTTTTACCGTGCAACGCCACGAGAATTTTTTAGCAGTTGTCGTACTGCCAAACGAGATATGGGATCACTTCCTTTTTAGACTATTTGCTCCCTATTCGGTTTGCGTCTACGTCCTGTTTCTTTTAAGAAGTTTCTCATACGTTCCTGTTGTGCTCTCACTTGTTGATTAGCTTGCTTAATTGCTACTTTATCACCTGTAGCCTTTGCCATTACTAAGCGCTTTTTCTTTTTACGGATGTCACGCTCAATGGCCCTTTGCTGCTGTGATTCTTTGTATGCTTTATCGTTCTGCTCTTTTGGATACGGTTTGTACCTCTGCGTGGATCGCCCCTCTACGTACGGATAAATAACGTGATGGCAGTTAATACCGAGTAGTCCGTCTGGCTGTCCGTATGATGTCGTGCTCCAGGCAGGATACTTTTTGCTACGGCCACTTTTACTGAATATACGGCCTTGATACGGCTCGCATTTCGGCCTCGCTCCATTATGGCTAGATACTTCGATTAAATCTATATCATGGTCATCCATTCTAGCGATCTGCGCATCCGTGGACACGTTTTTCACTGTAGAACGGACAACCATAGGCACATATGCTTCAGTGCTCCAGACCTTACCACTCTTATCACGTATAGTGGGAACGCCACGCTCGGCCCACTGCCCTGATACACTGCGTAACGCTTCGTGCGGCGTTTTCAAGCCTGTTAGGACTTGCGCCGTTGTCTGGTTTACGATGTCGCGGTAAACTTGCTGGGCTCCTGATAGCATTGTGGTATTCACCAGGTTTAGCTTATTCACTGCCAGCGCTTCTAAACGCATGAGTGTGGCAGCTATTACGTTGCTAGTGTTCAGGGCTATTGGTACGGCTCCTAAACTAGCATCTACTAGGGCCGCTCCTGCGTACCCTTCATTTGCTAGAATTTGTTTGATAGCCTCTACTGTTAACCCTGATTTACTAGCCAGTAATTTATAGTTTTCCTCTGTAAGCCTTCCAAGTTGCTGAAGTTTCATAAGTTGCCATTCTCTTATGTTTACTTCGCCTTCAGGCATTGCCAGGGACTTGCCTATATTATCTAATATTTCTGATTCAATTTGCAAGTAAATATTTATGATAAATAAACTAAGCTCATTCGTCGATTGGTTCTTCGTCATCCCCTACCACATCCTCATCATCTGGTGCAGGATCGTCACCGCCTATAGTTACATCTACAGGCATCATTGCTTTTTGGTCTTCTTTGATCTGTGCGTCGAGCTCGATTGCCTCTTCTTCAGTGACTTTAAGCACTTTCTGGATAGCCATTACGTTTGGTGCAAGGCCCATCGTTTTTAACTTAATCCAGTAGTCAGCATTCGTGTCTCTGTCCTCTGATAAACTATCATCAAAGTTAACAGTGATCTCCTGGTCTTCGTCCGCATGGTAGAATCCGTACAGATCAGCGACTACCAGGATAGCACGGATCATGTGCTTCAGTCCTTCTTCAACCGCAGTTAAATGTTGTCTACGTGTACGGTATGTTTTGCTGTTTTCGCTCACTACTTCAGTAGCAGTTTTAAGGCCCTGGGCAGTAAATGTGAACGTTCCAGCGCTGAAGCCTGTACGAGTAGAGAGTATTTCCAGTTCTGCATTGATCGCGTCTATGTGCTCCTGTACACGCAGAGTAGTATCAATTTCCTTGATTTCCTCTGCACCGGTATCCATTCCTAGTGCCTCATATACCTCATCATTCACATCAAAGTAGCGACGCATATTTCCGTTCTGATCCGGTTGTGCTTGGACAGCAGAGAACGGAACAAGAATACGCTTCTTACCTAATCTAAACTCACGATCAAAACTGTCATACTTCGTATCAATGGCCTCTAAAGTATCAAGTGCTTTAGCGAATATGGATACTCCCATAGGACTGTTTAAGTCGATGTTATTTGGTAAGGCTAACTTCATGTACACGAATAACGGCTCATCCAAGTCCTCTATACGCGTCTCTGGCTCCAGATCGGCGTACTTATCAAGAGTTGAAAGTGTTACCTCTGTAGAAAGCTGAACGCCGTCGTATGACTCGTATAGACGGTTTGTGATAACGTATGTTTCTTTATCCCATGTGTGGAACTCAAGTAAGATGTACTGCCTGTCGTCCTTCTTCACTCTGTCCGCAATGAATACGCCGTCTGTTACGATCTTTCCATTGTGTGCAAGAGGTATAAAGTCCTCTGCTGAAGCATAGCCGAGCAGCACCTCATCATCATTCGCATATACCTTGATAGCCATGCCACCTAAAGCGCACATCTTTTCCAGGTTGATCTGGAAATTCGTAGTGAAGCTGTTTTCATCTAACACTCCGTTAACGTAATCATCTGTAGCAATGTCCTCAAGTGAAATAGAGCAGCGCTCATTAAACATAAGGCTTGCCAGCTCTGCACTTAATACCTGGGCCATACCTAGTGACTTCATACGGTGCGCATGTGTATTACCATCTACAGTTGTGTACGTTGTATCGTGGAACGGTGAATAGTACCCCTTGTACATATCTCGCCACTGCGCAATGGCCTGTTCCATTTCATCTGATACAGCAGAATCTTTAAAGTGTTTCTGATCCACATTTTTTAATAGTCCCATCTTATAAGCCCACCTCCTAATAGTTGCTCTAATACTGCTGAACATGTG